GGGGGAATTATCTTTTCCCAATCTGCCGCCCAACCAGTGGTACATGGTTGACCTCTTTCCAGGATTCAACTTTAACCTCCGTGGGAGTGCATATCGTTCAGACGCAGTGACACCACTAGGTCCAAATAAAGTTCTGATTGAGTTCAGAGGTTATGGGTTGAAGAAAGATACACCAGAAGAAAGACAAACAAGAATTAAACATCATAATTCTATTTGGGGACCTTTCGGCAGAAACTTGCACGAAGACTTGATTGGTGTTGCTGGTCAAGGTGTAACAATGCGTGAAGGTACAGAAGCAAGAAACATTCTTCATGGTAGACATGAGAACAGTACAATACATGATGAAGTCGGTATGAGACACTACTATAGTGAATGGGGAAAGTATTTAGATATTGATCCATATTTTTCAGAAAAAGTACTTGACAAAGTTGCTTGAGTATGATATAAATAAGATTACAGTTTGTTGATACAATCTGAATGACGGACAGGACGAGGGTGCGATACCCTCCGCCTCCACCATAATAAGTCTTGAGGTAATAATGGACGAAGTGATACTTTGGGAATTTAGAAAAGAATTAGTAAAGTGGATATGCATAAACAATTATTCACCACGCCATGCGAGACTTATTATTATGGGGGCGAAATAGGATCGACTGACGTAGATAAGAAAGAGTAGAACTGTCGGGTGACTGCGTAATTGGTCAAACACTACAAACGCAAACGATAACTTTGCACATTCAGAGTACGCCCTAGCGGCATAATCTGAGGGGTTGGTCACTTACCTTGCAACAGAAAAGTGACACTTTATTATAGGTGTGTGATGTATAGAATAACTGGTTACTTCAAAAATCATGTTGTAGTGAGATACTACGCTGACAAATATGATGCAATAGATTTCAAAGATACTATAGATGCACACTACCCTTTGAAAGTAACATTTGAACAAGGAGTATATCCAATGAGAACTTTTATTGTGAATTCTTGGAATTCAATTATGAATGCTGACTTTAATCCACTCAAAAACATTCCTGACTTACAGGTACGACATTTAGTATTACAAGTACTTGCTTGGATGTGGTGTATCGTATTTGCTATTATTGTAGGTAGTTGGACTGCTTTCGGTATTAGTGCAGTAGTTCATGTTCTGCTACTTGCCGCAATCGCAATCACAGTAGGAACATTTGAAACTGCTAGACGCAATCCTCAGTACTTCGGTGGACTAGGAAGAGCAAACGGCGGCGAACATGAATAAGTTCAAACAATGGTGGTATGAGACTGACAGTATAGAGATGGTTCTTTTTGCAACTCTATGGAGTTTGCTTGGGTATGCCTCATATGTAGTAATATTGGCAGTGGTAGATAGAATATTATCTTAGGTAATAATTCAAAAAATACTTGACAATCTAACCTAAATGGAGTATAATCTGTTTATGAATAAATTTTTATTAACTACAATATTATCTGTCGTTTCTTTTTCTGCAAGTGCAGAACCTGTATTGCCAAGTTCAAATCCTGCAATATGTCTTGCTAATAATATTTACCATGAAGCAAAAGGTCAACCTGATGCTGGTCAAGTTGCAGTTGGACTCGTAGTATTGAATAGAGTAAAAGATAGTAGATATCCAAACACTGTATGTGAAGTTGTATATGATGCTAAAATGCGAGAGAGTTGGAAAACAAAACAGTATCCAGATTTATCAGAAGATGAAAGAACGTATTACCCTAGAAAACATCAATGTCAGTTTTCATGGTATTGTGATGGTAAAGCAGATGTAATAAGAGATAAGGAATCATATGCAAAGATTTACGCATTAACAATTCGTATCTTAACAGGTAGGTATGATGGATTGATTGAGGGTGCTACACATTATCATGCTCATTATGTTAGTCCTTCATGGAGTAAAACACACACATATGTAGGTCAAATTGCTGACCACATATTTTATAGATGGGACTAATTAATGAATGATGTAGAACCGATGACACCTAAAAGATTTTCTAAGATAGTTGAAGATATTGTTAAAGATAAACAAGTCAATTATATGGATGCAATATTAATTTATTGTGAGAACCATGAACTTGAACCAGAAGATGTTAAGAAGTTTGTCAGTAAGACATTGAAAGAGAAGGTTGCAGTTAATGCTCAAGATTTACATTATCTTCCGAGAACAACTGCAGAGTTGCCAGTATGATTTTAAAGTATCAATTTTCTGAAACAAAACGTATATTAGATGATGCAACGATTGCAAAGATTATTGATATGGGTAATTCTAATATTGAACCAGCAAAGATTGATGGTACTGAAGAAGCAATAAAAAATCATCGACTAAGTTCTGTTGCCTGGTTCAAAAGAAATGCACAAACTGAATTCTTTTATAAACCTTTACTTCAGATGATATATTTAGAGAATGTTAACAATAACTGGAACTTTGATTATGATATAATTGAAGACTTGCAGTTTACGAAGTATGAAGGTAGTAAGAAGCAACATTATGATTGGCACGCCGACCAGAGAAGCACTCCCTACTCTTCTAATGACGTATCTAAAGAACTAGCAGGTAAGATAAGAAAGATTAGTTTTTCTATCATTTTAAATACTGATTACACTGGTGGTAACTTTGAGTTTGAAGTAGGGGCACCACACGAAAAAAATAGAACAGAAGTCTTGACACCTAAGTTAGGATGTGCTATAGTGTTCCCTAGTTTTATGTTTCATAGAGTAACTCCCGTAACAGAGGGTACTCGTTATAGTTTAGTAGGATGGATATGCGGCAAACCTTATCGATGAATGAATTTGATGCTTTTAATGTGTACCTTGCTTTCAAGTTACACTTCACGACAGATAGATACGATATAACAAAGACCAGAGGTGCAGTCAAGACAAAAGACGAAACCTTTTATAAAAGGTCTGACCAGTTTAACTTCAAGAGACTTGCAGAAGAGTTTAGTGAAGATGAACTACCAAAGTTTCTGATTGCTAATCATGTAGATGGTAATCGGTGGGGTGGTGCTTTCATTTATGAAGAAGCACTACAAGTATACAATATCTGGAGAGGTCGTTTACAGAGTTTAACAAAGAACTTGACTAATGACCTAGAAGAAATTTGCTCAGAACTTGAAGAAGAGAACATCAACAAGTTCGACAAATGCTTTGTAGTAAAAGATGAGCAACATCCTCTGCTACTACAAATGTATAGTCGTGGCGATGTTAAAATCGAAACGATGCTTATACTAGATGCTATTAACAACTACTTGTCATATTGGGACAAGATGCTCGGTGAAGATTTCTTCTGGAAAGAAGAACGGCGAAAGTTAATCAAATACCGACCTTTTCTTGATTTAGATGTTGACAAATACAAGGTAATAGTGTATAGTAGAATACAGAAATATGATGAAAGTCATATAAATAGTCACATATAATGATTATGTGGATAAGATAAACTTATACAACGCAATATAACGTACATACGAGGTAAAAACATATGAGTACATTCGCACAACTAAAGAAGTCTAACGACAATCTTTCCCGTCTACTAACAGAAGTAGATAAAGTAAATACCCCCCAAAAGTCTAACAACAGCAATCAAGATGAACGCTTCTGGCGTCCAGAACTAGATAAGTCTGGTAATGGTTATGCTGTCATTCGTTTTCTTCCTGAAGCGGAAGGCAATGAACTTCCTTGGGTTCGTGTATTTAATCACGGGTTTCAAGGTCCTACTGGTAAGTGGTATATTGAAAACTCACTCACCACTCTCAATCAGAAAGACCCGGTTGCAGAGTATAACTCTATTCTTTGGAACTCTGGTACCGAAGCAAACAAAGACATTGCGAGAAAGCAGAAGCGTAGACTTTCTTATATCGCTAACGTCTTAGTGGTTTCTGATCCTAAGCATCCTGAGAATGAGGGTCAAGTCAAACTGTTCAAGTTTGGTAAGAAAATCTTTGATAAGATTACTGACCAGATGAAACCACAGTTCGAAGATGAGACACCTGTTAATCCTTTCGACCCATGGACTGGCACTAACTTCAAACTAAAGATTAGAAAAGTAGAAGGTTTTACTAACTACGATAAATCAGAGTTTGATAGTAAGTCTGCTTTGTTCGAAGGTGATGATGCGAAGATTGAAGCATTGTGGAAAACACAATATAACTTGAGCGAGTTT